GGTATCAGGAATACGACTTAATGCATCTTGCAAAATTGAATCGTATGTGTACCCAACTAAATAATCAGATATCAAACTCATTGTAATGTAACCTCCTGACTAAAATCAATTACTCCATCAACTGTTCCTAACCTAAAAGTTATTAGCATTGAATCCAACTGTTCACCTAATTCACAATTAAAATCATACATTCCCGTAATTCTATCATCATTAGCTAAACATTCCCTTACTGTTCGTTGAATGTCAGACTTAATAAAATCAAAATCCTGAGCAATGTATTGTTCAATTTCAATTCCATAGTCAGGTGAATAAATAACATAAGCATATCGTTCAGTATAAAAGTTTTTAACAACTGCCTGAATGATTGCTTCTAATCCATCAACATAACCAATAATTCGTTTTTTAACTAAATCAACTTTATATGTTTTTGAAGGATATACTTTAGAAGTTTGCACATTAAAATCAACTTCAGGTGTCATAATACAATCCCCTCCTCACGTTCAAATACATAATATAACTGACCACCATTTACACATAATGCTCTTACTCGATCACCTGGTTGCAATCCCCTCCAAAGCATTATTTCTGGTAATTCTTCAGTTGTATTATGATAGCCATCATGAATTGCCTGATGTTTATGCCTTATTTTTCCTTGATATCTAAAAGGAATTTCAATAACAGCTTCCTTACATAAACAAGATAAAACAATAAAATCAGAATTAACAATTTGATTATTATCAAACTTTATTTGCAATGGAGAAATAGATTGCACATAACCATACATAAATTCCGCTTTACGATTATTCTGCGGATTAGTTGGCCTTTTAATGTAACTTTGTACTACTTCAAAAACCCTACTTCCCATTTATTTCACCTCATAAATATTGGTCTAATTCCAAGCTTGTGTTCAAAATTTCAATCTGCATTGTTTCATTATTTTCTTCAATGTTATGTGTACATTTTGAAATAACAAAATCTTGCTTACCTTTAAATCCGGTATTTTTCAACTCAGATATATCAACAATAATACCATTTCCTGCCCTTAAATCAAAAATTGCTCCTTGAATGTTTAAGGTCATTTTCCTTGTTTCCCTGTTCTTAACCCTTAACAAATCAGAAGCTTTTTTCTCAATTTGTTCATAAGTCATACTTTCATCAACAGGCTCATAATATTGCAATAATCCCCATTTTTTGATATTGTTACTATCTTTAACAATGTATACGTCCCTATTTGCGGTATCCTTATTTTCCCTTACCAACTTAATCTGATTGTAAGTATCACTATCAATAGATGATTCATAAGTATAACCAGTCAATACACTTAAGTCACCAATATAATAGTTCGTCTTTAAACTGTTCAAGTTCACCAATTCAACAGTACCAACATTGTCCCTAAGTATAAACCATTGATTCGTAAAAATCAAACATTCATCTAATCCAAACCGAATTATATCATAAATTGTTTTATTATCATGAATTCGTTTTGATACTTCCCATGTACAATTATCAACAATTCGATGCTGAACATTAAAGTCTTCACAT